GTGGTATTAGCCATTTGAGAATCCTCACATGCGAGTTAATTTGGGGCGTATCTGTCTGCATGTCGTCAGCCGGGACTGTCAGATACACCGAATGACCCCGGTATAGTCTTACTATATACCATTTCGGGGGTAAGTACACAATACTTAAGCAAAAAAAGACCCGCCTGTGGGAGCGGGTCAAGTCTCAAGGGAAACAAAAAAAGAACAATCAAAGCATTAGCTGTTCACTGCGAAATTGCAGCACCCCCAACATATCACTTAATTTTGGTCTCGTAAATGTTCTTTACCCACCATATGAACATATCTTCGCCAAGGGTGTGTTTCATGGTATTTACCCTAGCAGCGACTAGCTGTACGTTTTCCCGTACGTAAGGGCCTTGGGGGTTTATTCGGTCTATCGAAGCGTTAAAGTCTTTCTGCTTCCTATCGCCGTAGGTGCCGTCTCTTTGGTGGGTCATGAGCATGCCAGATAGGGCACACTTACCGTCTTGCATTTCCCACATGTCAATAACGTCTTCCGTAGTTAGTTCGTAATCAACACCCTGCTTAACGCGTTGAGATTTTAACTGCGTATTTAATACTCGGAGGTACGACTCAGGGGTAGCAGAGGTCTTTCTTGCCCTTTGTAGGGTAACGCACTGCTGACATACCCCGCGCACTTGCCCTTCTTTAAAGGTCTCAAATTGGGATAGCAGTTTAACTTTGTTGCACGAAGTGCACATTCGGGAGCCTTGCGACTCTTTCTTTACTTTAGGTTCTCTAGGCATATCTACTTCCTACCACACAAAAGAAAGGGGGCCGAAGCCCCCAATCCTAACACCTTTGGCTTATTAAGCGCCGGGTGAACCGAAGATACCCAGTGGGTCAGATACGCCGAAGCTGTATCGCTCACGAGCCTTATATCGGCTGTTGCCTGTGTCGAAGTCTGCGTCCATGCTAGTGCTCATGGGTGAGCGGACGAAGTGCTTCAGGCCATTGGGGATGTCAGTCATCAAGAACCAAGCATTGGTGTCAGTCAGGTAGTTGTTAACTTTATAACCACCGGGGATTGAACCATTGTTGTTCAGTGCGTTGATGTCGTTATCCGCTGTAGACACACGAAGCTCAGTATCCAACAGGCGAGTAGCAACGAATTGCAGTGCCGGTGGGATAACCAGAGTCTTAGGCTTAGCAGCAATAAGCAGGCCGCGCTCATCAGTCCAACCAGCAATCTGAATAACAGCAGCTTCGAGTGAAGCCTCGTTAAGGTCAGCAGCAACAGCAGGACGGTTTGAGTTTACACCACCAGATACGAGAGGGTGAGCAGTTGAACAGAGAGTCTGTCCATCACCGTACGTAGTACCAGCAGCGAATGCGTTGTTTAGGATGCTAGCACCCTTAACTTGCTTAGTGTACGCCATAGCGCGGGCAAGTGCCTTTGTATAACGTGAAGAGAGTGAATCGTAGAGGTTATCTTCGATTGCTTCTTCAGTGAGCGAGAAGCCCATTGCGACGGTCTCGTGAGTGTAACGAGCAGTCCACGCTTCTTGCGCATTGTCATACTCGATTGCAGAACCTTCACCTTTAACAGGCGCGGCACTAAAACCGGACAACTTAGTTTCTTCCTCGAAAGAACGATCCGAAGATTCAGTCTCGAAGATTTCAGCAGCCTCATCGCCATACTTAGCGTATTCGAGGCCGAATAGGGCGTTTAGACCCGGTAGTAGCTCCTTAAGGAGTTGCGCTCTTGAAATAGCCATCTGCTAGTCTCCTTATACGCCGGTTGTGTTGTTGTACTGGTGCAGGTTGATCTTGACGATCAGCTCCACAAAAGTATCAGCAGCAGTTTTAGTTTCGTCTACTGTGTCGATAACTCGCACAACCAGACCCGCTGTTGCAGCTTCTGAACCCGCTAGTACTGATGCACCAGAGTTGCCAGTAGCTGTGTCGCCTGTACCCACTAAGACAGACATGTTAGCGCCTACAGCAGCACGAGCCGCCGAGGACATAGCACTGCCCGCATTAGTTACAGCAACTTTAAACGCTGCTAGTGGATCGTCAACTACGATAGCGTAAGCGTCAGTAACGCTAGTGCCGGGGTAGTACTGAGCCGGGGTGAACTGGCTCAATGAATTGACGTACTGAACACCTACACAGACGCCCGCAGGGGAACCAGTAGTAGTGCCAGTAAACTTCTCGATTGTGCCTGCCGCTACGATTTTAACCAAATCACCTGCGAAGATAGCTGTATTGTAGGTGCTCGCTATAGGAATAAGGCGAGTTTGACCTGCATAAGGCATACCGTCTACACGGTTAATTGGCTGAAAGCCGTAGGGAGCACTGACTGTTGGATAAGCCATTGTATATAACTCCTAAAGATTAATTTCCGCTGCCGAAAGTAACCTTCGATTTCCTGTCGTTAAACAGGGGCATTCGAGGATCATTTTCGCGCATCAGGTTATTGTCTACCGAACGCATCTGAGACTGAGCCATGTTGTCATAGTACTCAGTACGCTCTGCAACAAGTTCTAATGGGGCCTTACACAGCATTAGTCCGCCAACGATGACATTATCTTTGAAACGCACGTCAGAAACGGCGTCACTAAATATCTCGGGGTGATCTTCTGCGCGTACTGGCTCCCATCCTTCACGTAGTTTTGAGGACACATTAGTGGAATCAGGTTGACCCATAGTGCTTACGCGAACCCAGTGAAACTTATAGCCGTCTTGAGGAATGGGGTCAGGCAACACAGTTGGCCTACTCCACGACTTCTTACGGGCAGTCTTTTCACGGGTTTCAAGCTCTCTATCTAGTCTGTTTGCAGCCATTATTGTTTCCTCATTAATTCAGCAGCCTGTTGGGCGTAAGTTTCCAGTGGGACCCCGAGTTTTTTTGCGATAGCAACTTGCGATTGCGTTAGTCTAATTTTCTTAGACCCTGTGCTCCGCGTAGCGGGAGCAACCACATTGCTAGATTTTCTCTTAGTCTCTTCTGGTTGATCTTCAATCCCGTCATCAAATTGATCGGGGAATACTTGTCGCATACGAGAATTAACTTTCTCATAGTAAGTATCTGATGTGGGGTCAACCCCCTCTTCCTTTAGTCTAGCATCTAACCCCAATGCAAACGCGGTCATTTCTAACCCGTCGGGAGTTTTAGAGCCAAACCAAGTATTTTCTTTTGCCCAAGATGCCGCACGTTCGTCGCGTTGTGTGGGTCGTTGCGGTACTTGTACCTGAGTTTCTTCTTCCTGTAAAGGGGTAGGTTTAAAGTTTGTTACTTTATCAGAACGTAATTTAGCAGTAGTAAGGGCTTCTTGTGCGTTTACTATGCCATCAGAATCTCCTGATTCGTAAGCTTCTTTATACATACGTTTGGCGGCTTCCATCTCCCCCGCCACAGAACGTTTAGCTTGCTCAAGCAAGGTCTCTTGATTTTTATTGACCGTACTCTTTAGCTTATTGTTCTCCGCTATAAGGTTTTGAGCATAGGCTTGTAGAGCTGCTTGCTCACGTTCGGCAGCTTCTTTAGCCCTGCGCTCGTCGTGATACCCCTTACTAAAGTGCTTAATCCTACTTTTAACTTTGTCAGAGTAGTTCTCTAGTTCTTCTTCAGTTATTTCTTCTGGGGCTTTGGACGGTTTACGTCCCCTATCTGCTACAGGGGTATCGTCTTCCACCTCAATCTCTAAGTCGCCCGCCTTTATAGTATCTTTGGCGGACTTCATGGCTTCGCTGCCCACGGCACCTTCTACTTCAAGGGGCGCGTCTTCCTCTTCCATATCCACCTCAACTTCTTGAGATGATTCATCTTTATCGGGATCTGGAAATTCAAATTCTACTTGTTGTCTAGGCATGGTCTATTCCTTATGCACGCGAAACTGCTCGCGGATCATCGACGACGGCCTCAATAGAGTCGTCATTCATTAAGCGAAACTCCTGCCCGTTCACCTTAAAACGCGTACCGGTGTTGGCTCGGAACATCACATGGTCGCCTACTTTGCACCAAGGCCCAGTAGGGAAACGTTTTTCGTCGCTATACGCTTCTGCGCCCATATCAATCACAGACCCAACAGTAGACAGGATATACTCCTCCCGCCTCGTAGAGTCTGCCTTAATAAGCCCGCTGCTTCCGAAAGTTTCTTCAACATTGGGTAAGGCGATGAGTACCCTGTAGCCAACCGGCTTAGGGATAGAGGCTTCTAACTCTGCCTCTTCTATGGCTTCTACTTCGATACGTTCTTTACGCTTTAGCTCTAATGCAGTCATTGCTGGAGATACAGACGCATCAGCGCCGACCCCACTAACCGTTACTGTCTCAGTCATCGTTATCGTCCATATAGTTACGCGAAAGGTCACCTACTTCTCTTAATGCGGCGTTTAGACCCCGAATCACGCCACATACCTCCCGATATTCAGCGAAGTCTTTAGCTCCGCCGCTTTGCAGGAAATCTTCGCTGGAACCTTTAAGCTCCGTTAATTTTTCGTTCAGCACGTCAAAGACGGTAGTAGACAATGGATCACCTCCTTACTGGGGCATCTGCCCCTCTCTATTGGCTTTCGCCATGTCCAAAATAGCTTTAGCTTCGTCCAGATCATTCTTAGCTTGAGCCTGCTCGTTTTGAGAGGCTATGCGGTTTGCCTCAATAGTTGAAGTAACAACAGCTTTCTGTGTATCCACCTCCAATCTAGCGGCATCAAGTGCAGCGTCTGCTTGATCTTTCTGCATCTTGCGCTGTAGCTCACCTTGCTTCAACTGTAGTTCTTGCTGCTGCATTTGGATAACGGGGTCTTGTTGTAGTTGCTGTGCCTGTTGCTGCGCCGCTTGCTGCTCGTGTGCTTGCGTAAGTTGAATAGCAGCTTTCGATTGTAGTTGGGCAATCTGAGCTTCCAATTCTGGCTCCATATCTTCGTTAGGTGGTGGCAGTGCCGCACCTATCTGCTGTTCTATTTGTTGACGGTACATAAACGCCGTATGCTCTGCGATGTGGGCCTGTAGAGAAGACATGATCTGGTTTGCCATTGGGTTTTGACCAATAGTTTGCATAATCATAGGGTCTTGCATAAACGCTTGGTGGGTAGCGATATGCGCCTGATGGTCTTGGATCATAAAAGCTTTTATGGGAGAGCCTGTTATAGCATCCATATTCTCGCTAACCGGATCGGTAGGCTTTAAATCGTCGTCTGTTGGGACAAGCTTGTCGGCGTTCTTGATACCCAAGACCTCGATCATCTGGCGATGAAGTTGTGGCAGGTCGTAGATTTGTGGGGTGGCCTGCGCCATCTGCAACACGGTTTGGTACTGGACCACTCGTTGGGCCATCGTGCTGCTATTAGGATCACTGACAGGAATTACTTCCACCATAGCGTAGTCGGCTTGTCTAGCACGAGGCTCGCCACGGTCAGGCACATACATATACTCTTCTGGCGCATACTCAGCGATGATCTTTCTCAGGAGTTTAAATTCCTGCTTCATCGAAAAATGGACACGGGATTGCACCGCAGCCATTGGCTTTAGAGTACGCTCTAGTAGAGCGAGGGTAGTTCCAACAGGAGCATTAGCACTCATGTCGGATATGTTCATGTCAGAGATCGCCCCCAAACGTCGGCCTTCTTCTGTGATCTGCTGCAATAACGCAAGAAGGGTTTGGCTGGGTTCTTTATAAGGCAGCGGCATAATGTTGTCGCGGATGCTGCCAGAGGGTACGTCTACATCACGGAACTCGCCGGGACCAATTGGTGTGTCGTCGCCCTTAACTCGTAGTCCGCGAGACTTGAGACCACCGGGGAGATTGGATAGGGTTCCAGCGTCCACGAGCTGACGGATAATGCTAGTGCCAGCGCGAGCGTAGCCACCGATGATGTGAATAAGTCCAAGTCCATAAAATCCAAATCCGGGTACATAAGCATAATGTACGAAATGTTGACGTTTTAGTGTCAAAGGGTCGTCAGGGTTCCAGTTGCGGCGTATCGACAACACCTCGCTTGTACCTTTCTCAAACGTTACTACATAAGGCTTTGCGATCTGGAGGTCGTCGTCTTCACCGTCACCATCTACACCGTCAATAATCAGGTCAGCGTGTACTTCAAATATGGTGTAACGGTCGTCAGAGGTTAAAGAAATTCCAGATTGTTCGGCCTTTGCTTCCTCAATATCCGTGAAAAACGAAACCGGCTCACCTAACTCCACTTCTCGGTAGAACCCAGCGGCCTGAAGCTTTATAACTTCGTTCTTAGTCTTGCGCATGACGTGCGTAACACGCTCTGCGGCTTCAATATTAGAGGCACCGTAGGGTACAATTACGTCTTCAGCAGGGATATATAGGGCCGTCTGACGCCCCATATTGGGGTCAAAATAGATCTTTTTGAAGGCAGAACCAGCCAAACCAAGGCTATATAGTAGCCGCTCATGTTCGGGGCGGTATTCTACCATAACTTCGGTCAATTCGTAATTCATATCCGTCTTAACACGAAGGGCGGCGTCTTCTTTGTCTTGGGTAACTTCACCAAGAATCTTGGTCTTAACAGGGCCAGCAGCAGGGAACGTCTCACTCATAGCCTCGGCTTGGAACCGGATGGCGGCTTCCGCCAAAATGTTGCTATACACACCACAGGCGTTTTCCCAAGGCTCAGTGCGCTCCTCGTACTTCATGCCCAGCACGTCAAGACCTGCAACATAGCTGTCTGCCCAATCACGTCGAGCGGCAGTATCCCCGTCAATGGCATCTACTAAATCTCCAGCTATCTCGGTTAACTGGCCGTCTTCTAGGTACTCAGCAAGGTTGGCGTCGAAAGGGGCCGAGTCTATGTCGTCGTTTTCTTCCCCAAAGCTAATCTCAATGGTGCCATCCTCAAGCTCTACCATGACAGGGGTGTCCTCGTCAGTAGCAATAGCCATTTCGATCATGGCGTCAGGTTCACCCATTGCACCCATCCCTAACTCTT